ATGGATGAGTCATGCACCGACCCCAAGTTTGAGCGCAGCGTTTCCCAGAAGGAACGTGACGCGAGTGTCCAGCGGGAAGATGAACTGCGGGACCTGTACGACGGGACCACTGACTATGTGGAGTACCGGACGCTGCCCAACCTTGCCGTCACCACGTTTCTCACCAAGCACGGCAGCGACCCGCAGCGCAAATCCTCAGTGCCCAAGATTGGTGAGTACCAGCAGTGGCGCGAGAGCTTTAAGGGCTGCCAGCACGTCATCCTTGCCGACACCCCAGTAGAGGGCACGGAGCTTGTCCCGGTAGGCCTCAAGAACCCGTACTTTCAGCGTTGGTTCAACATCTATCAGTACCTCCGCGACAACCCTGCTAAATGGGTATGGGTCACGGACGGCACAGATGTTGTCATGCTTAGAGAGCCTTGGGACCACATGCAGCCGGGGAAGCTGTATATGGGCTATGAGCCGACCGTTGTGGGGTGCCCATGGATGCTAAACAGCCACCCGACCCACAAGGAGTGGGTGCAAGCCAATAGCCAAAGAACGCTACTTAACGCCGGGGTTGTCGGCGGTGACCATGCCACCGTTTTGGAACTCTGCCAAAAGCTGCTTGCCGAGATTTCATTGATGACGCTTGACCCAAGGCCGAGCGTTGGCGAAATGGCCGCTATCAACAAGGTTGCTTATGAGTACTTCGGCGACCGCATCGTGACGGGTCCGTCCGTGGTGACCGCATTCAAGGCTGAAGAAACGAATGTCTGGTCGTGGTTCAAGCACAAGTAACCGTCGTTATACCGTGGCGACCGACGCCTGAGCGGCTGTTCGCCTACGGCAAGATACGGGAGTTTTGGGCCACTACCCCGTACCGCGTCATCATCTCTGACAGCGACCCCGGTAAGCCGTTTAATCGGGCGCAGGCGAGGAATAGGGGAGTCGAGAAGACCGGTGACGGCGTAGTTGTCATCTGTGACGCTGACACCGTGCCCGACCTCGCCATTGTGCGTCGGGCCGTCGCTAAGCCGGTGGGCGTGACCTGGCCTTTTACTGAGTGGCGGGAGATTCCGGCTGACTGGACCGGCACGGTCAAGGACGCCCCGGTCCTGAACAAGTCGTCTAAGGCCAGCGGCGGCTGCTGGATAATGACGCCGAGGCAGTATTGGCTACTCGGGGGTCAGGATGAACGCTGCGACTCCTGGGGCTGGGAGGACCGTGCATTTCATTCCATCGCTCAAACCCTTGCTCAGTGTCGCAACCTGCCCGGTGTCCTGTACAGCTATGCCCATACGGCTGACCGTAATGAGGCCACTAACCGCGATGTTGGGAAGCCTATTGTCTGCGCGCGGGGTAGACCTTGGCTAGTTAGGCAGATACTGACCCAGCGCGGGAAAAACCCAGACGACCCCGCATCACGCCACTGGGCTGGCTGATGGATTACTATTTTTGGAATGACGGCATTCCAATGGGTAGCGGTAATTGCCATGGTTTCGCTGGCCTACTGGTTTGTCGCTTACTTTCAGTGAGGTCGAGCGCGTACCGTACTAATACCAGCACTGGAGGACGATTGTGACCGCAAAAGTCAATAAGCCGCTTAGTCCACCGGAAGGGCAACGACAGAAAAGCCCGCCGCCGCAGTTGACCAGGGATGAGATTTCTCGCCGCAACGCGCGCATCATGGCCCTGTTTATTGCTGGTCATAGTGAGCGCGAGATTGGCCGTGCCGTCAACCTGACCGGACAGCGCGTCCACCAGATCATCAAGGTCGAACTAAAGAACGAAGCGCGCCACCAGAAGCTCGTCACCGACCAGGCTTTGAGTTTGTACATGGCACGGCTGGACATGCTGCTCAAGGCCGTCTGGCCCAAGGTTGCACAGCAGGACCTCAAGGCAATTGAGACTGCGCGACGTTTGCTGGAACAGCAGGCTAGGCTCTATGACATTGAAGAAGAGCGCGTTGGGGCTTTGCCACCGGCGAACGAGTTGCTTGACGGAGATGAGGGTGGCGTGGACCCACGCGACGACCTCGCCAAGTATCGCTCCCGGCACGCCAGGGGTGGCGGCGACAGCGTTGTCCACCCAGAGGTTCAGGCTGAGGCAACATGACGGCCACGCTTGAGCACGTCGAACACGACTATAGGATCGGGTCCACCACCCCGCGCCTGCACACCCCACCGCTGGCCAAGAACATCAATACGCCGGGAGCTACGGAGTTCTGCGGGTGCGGCTGTGGCCTCAATGACCGGACCAGTTGGGGATTCGACACTGTTGAGTTCCTGGAAGTGGTGTGCAACTGGACGCTGCTGCCGTACCAGCGTTGGCTCTACATTCACGCCTTGGAGAAGGGTGAGGACCTTGCCGGTTTTAGGTTCCAAATCCTCTGCATCCTCATTAGCAGGCAGAACGGCAAGACGCGGTGGCTAAAAGGGCTTGGCCTGTGGCGACTGTTCCTGTCGCGGTACGGGCGTGCTGACAAGAACTGCCCCGGTGCGCGACTGGCCATCATTGCCGCCCAGAACCTTGACTATGCGGAGTCCACGCTTAAGGACGTGGTGGACGAAATACGCGAGAACCCGCTGCTGTCGCGGGAGTTGATTAACCACCGGGTCACCAACGGCAAGCACCGCGCCATTCTCACCAACCGCCGTCACTGGCGCGCCGCCACCGCCTCCCGTAAGGGTGCCCGGTCGCTGTCCGTGGACATAGCGATGCTGGACGAGCTGCGAGAACACACCACCTGGGACGCCTGGAACGCTATTGTCCCGACCACCACCGTCCGTACCTACTCCCAAGTGGTCTGCACCAGCAATGCCGGGGACCAACGGTCGGAGGTACTGCGCGCCCTGCGAGATGGTGCCATGCGGCGCGTACTGACGGGCGAGACTGAGAACACCAGGACCGGCTACTTTGAGTGGTCTGTGCCCATGGAGGCCGACCCGCGCGACCCGGCGTACTGGTACATGGCTAATCCGGCAATGGGGATGCTTAACGACTTTACGATTGATGACTTGCGGGGCTACCTGGAAGCCATGGAAATCCGCAACATGCCAGGTTTCCAGACTGAGCATTTGTGTCAGTGGGTAGACAGCATTGAGCCGGGGATCATTCCGGCTGAACACTGGGCTGAGACTCTCGACCACACCAGCAAGAGATCAGAGGGCGCACCGATCTACGCCGCCTTGGACGTGAACTATGAGCGGTCGCGCAGTTTCGTTGCCATTGCCGCACGCCGGGCAGACGGCAACCTGCACATAGAGATAGCCCAGGCCGCAAGAGGCACAGAGTGGGTGGTGGACTGGCTTGCGGAGCGCAAGGACAAGTTTGCGGGTGTGGCAATACAGAAGACCGGCGCGCCTGCGTCGGGCCTCATAGACGAACTCGCCCGCGCCGGGGTCAAGGTATTCCCCTGGGGACCAGGCCAGGAGGTCGCCAAGGGGTGCGCCGACTTCTACGACATGGTGGTGGAACACCGGGTCAACCACCGACCCGCCGCGCTTCTAGACCGTGCGGCAAACAGTGGCGTGGCGCGCAATGTTGGTGATGCATGGGTGTTTGACCGGCGTAATTCGCCCGTAGACGTGTCTCCGCTTATCGCCTGCGTGGCAGCGGCCTGGTTGGCAAATGAGCCGCCAGTGACGCCGCCAGAGGTACACCTTTGGCCTGATGAGGACACGATTAGGGAATGGGAACAGCAGGGTGAAGACCTATGGAATGAGGTGCAAAACGAATGAGTGATTCATTTTTAGGCGGCGCGGAGCGGTTGTACGCCACCCCAGACGAGGATGACGACTACGAGCCGCGCGAACGTATTCGCCTGGTGGATGATCCGGTTCGACTGGTGGACCCCCCCAGCCAGGAGGCCCCGGTCAAGGCCAAGCCAAAGCCGGTCGCCAAGGAGCGCAGGCAGATTGACGTTCGCGGATCAATTTCTACCGGCTTGGAGCTGGCGGGCATTGGCGCGGTATCAACCGGTGGATTCCTGGTAGCGCCCTGGCTGGGCTGTATGCTGCTAGGTGTTTTACTCGTCTTGTTGGGTGTCGCCGTGGGCTATGCGACCTAAATAATGGGACTATCGACCGTATGAGTATCCTCGGCAGGTTGATTGCGCGCGGCGATGGGCCGATGCCCACCGGGCAGGAATCGCGCACATTGACCTCCAGTGCTTTCATCCCGCCACCTGGGTCGGCTGGCGCTGTACTGGATGATTACGTCGGCACGCACCGCGCAATGGCGAACATGACCGTATTTGCCTGTGTGCGACTACTGGCTGACACCATCGCCAGCCTGCCGTGGAAGGCGTACCGCAGGGACAGCAACGGCGTGCCCAAAGAGCTAGCCAGTCAGCCGCAGATTCTCCAACAGCCCTACCCGACGTTTGACCTGTTCCAGTGGAAGTGGATGGTTGTCGCGTCCATGGCCCTGCGGGGTAACTCGTACCATATGGTCGCCGCTCGGGACCGGGCCGGTTACCCCACTGCGCTCCTGCCCCTACACCCCGACCTTGTTCACCTGGAAATGCGCCCCGACGTGACCATGTGGTTTGACCCGATCTACCGGGTCGGTGGCGAGAAGATCGACAGTGCCGACATGATCCATATTCGGCGTTTCACCATGCCGGGAGAGCCTTTGGGCCTGTCACCCATACGTCAGGCGGCAGTTGCCATCGGGATGGGCTTGTCGGCGGAAGAATACGGCTACCGGTACTTCAAGGATTCAGCTAACCCGTCCGGTGTGCTGTCCACGGAGCAAGACCTTGATGAAGGGTCGGTGCGCCGCCAGCAGAAGAACTGGATCAGCAGTCACGGCGGTCGAAGGATGCCTGCGGTGCTGACTAACGGGTTTAAGTGGCAGACGCTTTCCATCTCACCGGAGGAATCCCAGTTCCTGCAAACGCGCCAGTTTCAACGCAGCGAAATCTGCATGATGTACGGCGTACCGCCCATTCTCATTGGCGACACCAAGGAGACAACCGCCTGGGGTACGGGTGTTGAGCAGATCACGCTGGGTGCCGTGACCTACACGTTTAGTGCCTGGACGGCTTGTATCGAATCCGAACTCTCCGCCCTGCTGCCGCGCGGTCAATTTGTACGCTTTGACTACGACGCATTGCTGCGCGGAGATACTGAGGGCAGGTTTAACGCCTACAAGACCGCCATCCAGGGCACCTGGCTGACGCCTAATGAGGTTCGCGCCATGGAGCAGATGGACCCGGTGGAGGGCGGCGACATACTGCTGCAACCCACGTCGTTTACAGAGTTTCCCTACGACGCGGCAGCTCAAGCCCCCGCTGCGCCAGGAGCGGAGAAGCCTGTCAACGGTGAAGATGTGGGCGACAGCATCAACGACAAGCTCAAGGAAATCGGCAATATCCCAAGCAAAACGATTACGGGTGGGGAGAAAACTCGACCGCGTAATGGCAAACCTATAGGGCTTCCGGCCAACTAGATGAGATTCTTATGGGATAACACCACAGTAAAGGACTGGCATGGACTACAAACCACCTAGCGGGGTACGCGCTGAGGCCAAGCGTGCCCTTAAGTGGATTGAGGAAGGTCACGCCGGGGGCGGCTTTACTGATGTGGGCCGTAAAAGGGCAAGCGACCTGGCGCGCGGTGCCTCAGTCAGCCGCGACACCATCGGGCGCATTGCTAACTATTTAGCGCGTCACGAAAGCGACAAAAAGGGCAAGGGGTGGAACGCCGGGGAAGAGGGCTACCCGTCTGCTGGCCGCGTGGCATGGGCCGCGTGGGGTGGCGATCCCGCAAGGTCGTGGACGGCGGGGATCATTAACTCAGAAGAAAAGTCGTTGGTTGCACGCGATGGCTGTGAATGCTGGGACGGCTACTGCCGTGTCCCAGGTACTGAGCCCTGCTCTCCTGGGTCGTGCGAGAAGTGTGATGATAGCCGTGCAGAGGAAGAAGAACCGTGCGAAAGAACGGCCACTAGGAACGGAGCAACAATGACCGCGCTTAAGAACCGGGAACGAATCCTCGACGTGCGTGAAGAGCGCAGCGGTGCGACCCCCTTGGAGTTCCGAGAGGACAAGGCGTCCGGTCAGGTGATCCTGCGCGGGTATGCGGCGACCTATGAGCCTTACGACTGCTACGGTGGCCCTGAGCTGGGTGGATGGGTTGAGCAACTGCGGTCCAGCAGCTTTGAGAAGACGTTGCAGGCGCAGCCGGATGTCATGCTGCTGCTTAACCATGCTGGCGCACCCCTGGCGCGCACCAAGAGCGGGACAATGACCTTGACCTGCGACCGCCGTGGCCTGATGGTTGAGGCTCGGCTGGACCCCAGCGACCCCGACGTACAAGCCCTGCTGCCCAAGATGCGGCGTGGCGACCTGGACGAGATGAGCTTCTCATTTCGGGTCAAGGAGCAGGAGTGGGACACCAACTACACCCACCGCACCATTAACGAGGTCAGCTTGCAGAAGGGCGACGTGTCTGTAGTCAACTACGGCATGAATCCCAATACCCATGTCGTGCTGTCCGAGGGCACGGTAGGCGCACTGGCCGCACTGTCCAAGGAGCAACTCCAAGAGCTGCGCCGCCTTGATAGCGGGTTAGTTGAGCGCGCTATTGCTAACCTCAACAAAGTTCGTGCCGAATCCCGTAGTAGCTGTGACGAGAAGGAAAAAGAAATGAAGAAGGATCGCGCTGCTAGCGGCAACCCGTTCGCCGACGACGACGACATGGACGACGAGGAAGCCAAGGCCAAGCGCGCCGGTAACCCCTTTGCCGAAGATGACGACGAAGAGGAAGAGGAAGGCGAGAAGAAGGCCAAGCGGTCTGGCAACCCGTTTGCCGACGATGATGAGGACGAAGAGGAAGAGGAAGAGTCCAAGCGTTCCGGCAATCCCTTTGCTGACGACGAAGACGATGAAGAAGAGGACGAAGAGGCCAAGGCAAAGAAGCGCAGCCTTGACCTGACCGGTGCGGTTGAACTGGACAGCATCCTGGGCCGCGCCCTTAACCTGGCCGAGGGCAATGAGGCGGTGCAGGGCGTACTGCGTCAGGCGCGCGCGCAGCTCGACAAGATGCGCGGTCTGGACGATGCGGGCCAGTCCGAAATTGAGCGTCACCTGCGCGCTCTCCGCAAGGAGAGTGGCGCGCCCGACACCGGCTCGGTTTCTGACGGCTTTGCCTACCTGCGTAGCGTGGGCAGTGCGCCCATGGGTCTGGGCCACCGGGCGGTACTGGCTGAGGCTGAGGAATCCCAGCGAGAAGTGGAAGCACGCGCGCGGCGACTGGCTGACGACAAGCTGACCGCCGAGAGGGCGCTGTACGAGGGCTTGGGCTACGTCCCCAAGGTTTAGTCCTTGAAAATTTCGTGCGGTTTAAGACTGTGCGTTATTGGCACACCTGGATATAAATATAGGCGTGTCGCACCTGCCACCCCGGCGTTAGATGTAGCATTTCGCTGTACGAGGCAATAACGGTGACGAACCTGAGTCTCAATAATGTTGGACCGGCAGTAAACGGCAATAACGGTGACGAGCCTGAGTCGTTAATATCGGACGATACCCGCGACGAGCGTGAGTCCACCGCACCGCCCCGTCGTGGGGCCAACCCAGATTGGAAATGTAATGTCCATTGAAGAACGGGGCATCGTTGCCCCCGGCGGTATGGAGGACTTCCTCCAGACCCTCATCAAGCGTCGTAGCCAGGTCTCGGAAGAGCGCGCCCGCGCGCAGCAAAAGGGCGAGGCCGTCCTGCTGCTGGCAAAGGAGCAGGGTCGCGAGAAGTTGGAGTCCCAGGAGGACACCGAGTTCCGTGGCTACATGGATCAGATGAAGTCCCTCGGTGCTGAGGTTGTCGGCCTGGACGAGCGGATCGAAGAGATTCGTTCCGAGGTCGAGCGCAGCGGCCAGATCAACGCCAACCTGTCCCGCATCCGTAAGGCTGAGGGCACCATGGCGAAGGTCAAGGAGCAGGCCATCTACCAAAGGGGCGATTCGCGTCGTTCCTACATGCAGGACTTGGTGAAGATGACCCTGAACCTGGATGGCGACGGAGAGGCGCGTGACCGCCTTATGCGTCACGGCCAGGACGTTTCCACCCTTCCGGAGTACGCGGAGTTCCGCGCCCTGGACCGCACGGATGGCAATGGCGGATTCGCTGTTCCCCCGGCGTGGCTCATGGACATGTACGTGGAGCTGGCGCGCCCCGGTCGGGCGTTTGCCAACCTCGTCCAGCGGATGACGTTGCCTGGTGGCACCGACTCCATCAACATCCCGAAGCTGGCCACTGGGACGGCGACTGGACCGCAGAATGGCGACAACACCGCCGTCCTGAACCAGGACCTGTCCGACACCAGCATCAATGCGCCGGTACGCACCATCGCCGGTATGCAGAGCCTGTCGATCCAGCTCATCGACCAGTCGCCCATCGCGTTTGACGAGGTTGTCTTCCGCGATCTGACTGCCGATCACGCCGCGCAGACTGACCGTCAGGTCATCGGCGGCACTGGCATCAACGGTCAGGTGCTGGGTGTCTCGGCCACTCCGGGCATCATCACCATCGCCGCTGCTGCGGTGACCGTGAAGGGCATCTACTCCGCCATCGCGGACGGCATCCAGCGTATCCACAGCCAGCGGTTCATGCCGCCGGAAGTGATCGTGATGCACCCGCGTCGGTGGGGCTGGTTCCTGGCCCAGCTCGACACCCAGGATCGTCCGCTGTTCCTCCCGGCTGCCAACAGCCCGCAGAACGCCACTGGCGTGCTGTCGGCAGTTGACTCGCAGCAGGTCGTGGGCCAGATGCACGGTCTGCCGGTCGTCACCGACCCGAACCTGCCGACCAACGGCGGCGCGGGCGGCGGCGGAAGCAGTGCGGGTGGGGACGAAGACCCCATCTACATCCTGCGGGCCAGCGATCTGATCCTGTGGGAGTCCGGCGTGCGCGCTCGGGTTCTTCCGGAGGTGCAGGCGGCGAACCTGACCGTCATGCTGCAAATCTACAACTACCTCGCATTCTCTGCCGGTCGCTACCCGCAGAGCGTCGTGGAGATCACGGGCCTCACGGCACCGGTCTTCTGAGGAGACCCCGGCCTCTACGGTCTGCCGTATGACCTGGGAACAGGTAGTACGGCAGCCGTAGACCAGGAGATTCTCAAGGATATGAAGGCCCAACCCTTCGGTAAGACCACCGGCACAACCGGTAAGACGACCCGAAAGAAAAAGGCCACCTAGCCCCCAGGAATCTCTGGCCGGTAATTCATATCCCTACGAGCGAAAGAAGCCACACCCTGTGGGGTGTGGCTTCTTTCGTTGTGCCTTGCGTGCCTATTGACGTGCAAGCGGTACTCTCACGTTGACCACACTTTGCTAAAGGAGCATGGACAATGCCAGAGTCCCGCGACAAGAACAAGGCTCGCGCTGAGGCCATAAAACAGCGTTACAAGGCATACGTTGACACCGACCTGGAAATCCCAGAGCACTTGCAGGACTTGTACGACAGCCTGGGAGAGCCGGTTGAGCCGGTTGAGCCGGTTGAGCCGGTTGAGCCGGTAGCCCCTACTGAGGATGCGGCAGCAGAATTGCCCAATAGCACCTGGACGAATGCGGAGATTGTCGCATACGCCAAGGCCAACGACATTGACCTGGACGGGGCGACCAAAAAGGCCGACATGCTCGCCGTGATTGAGGCGGCGGCGTAGCCGTATGGACGACCTGTTTAGCCCAGACGACCCCGACCTGATTGCCCAGCAGGAGGGCAGCCAGGAGTACTACCTGCGGGTAGCGGGGGAGTCAATTCGCACCTACATTGGCTGGCACCTAGCCCCCAATATCGGGCAGGTCAGTGAGGTAACGGTGGGCGGCAAAGGCATCGCCATGCTCCCCAGCAAGTACGTCACCCTGGTACACAACGTGTATCTCATTGACCGGGACAGTCAAGAGTTTGTAGAGCCGCGCAATTACTACTGGGACAAGCTCGGCTGGATCGAGTTCTTCCAGCAGCCACTGATTGGTCAGCGGCTACGGGTGGAGTTCCGGCACGGCTACGACGAGGTCCCGATGAACGTCAAGGCGGTGGCCTACGAGATGGTCGCCGCCAACGCAGGCGCGCCAGTAGGCACATCAGCCAGCGTTAAGGGCATGGTCAGCCCCGCCGGTTACCGCTTGGAGTACGGCTCGCCAACCTCCGTGCCGGGTTATGGCTTTAACCTCAACGACGACCAGAAGAGCCGTCTGTCGGCATACAAGCTGTCCTGGGCGATCTAGTGGCAAGCGCCTTCCCGTCGCCCTACACGGTGTGTCACATACCGCGTAGTTACACGGAGAGCCTGGACCCCGACACCGGTAACCCCATACTGGTCGCGTCGGCACCAGTAATCCGCTACGCGCAGGAAATCTCTCAGGTCAGCAAGGGGTCCAGCAAGGATGAACTTGGCGCTGAGTCCGTGGACCGTGTTGACACGACGCTACAGATGGCGGTGGAGGACTGCACCGTCTATGACACCGACGATCAGGTCATTATCGACCCACAGATCACTGACGGTGCCTACGTTGCCGGTAGCGGAGAGGCTTACTGGGTAGACGGCGTTCCCAATGACCAGCGTTGCGGCCCCTGGCCCACAATGTTTCAGGTCTTTGGCGGGGTCATCAAGCTAAGGAGGGTCACCTAATGCCACCGTACTCAATGCGGGACACCAAGGGCCGGTTCACTAGCCGCGACTCCTTTGGAACGCAGAACACGTATACCGATGGGGCCAACAGGGGTAATCAGACCTGGACCGGAAATCTCAGCGCGCCAACGGGCGTCCAGCTCAACCCGGAATCACTACAGAAGCTCCTAGCAGACCCGATTCTGCTGAGAGAAATTACAACTCGCACGCAAGCCATGCTGCAACAGGCTAACTCCCAGTCCATTACCGAGGGCGCTGAATACGGCTCGATTATCTACAACAACCGGCCTGAGCTTGGGCCTGTCGGCGTAGTGTTCTGCGAGAACTACGAGTCCGTCCTGGATGACGCCTACCACGGCACGTTACATAAAATGCTTGCCGGGTTAATGGGGAAGGGGCTGCCTGGATGACCACTCCTGGTGATCCGACCGTTACGCCACGGCCATTCACGACCGTTGCGCCGCCCCCTGCCGCTGGCCTTATGGTCTCCTACCTGACCTCCATGCTTGCCCCCACGCCCGTTGCTACAAGGCTCCCGCAACCGGCTAAGACTGAGGACACCATTAACGGCTTCCTGCGGGTTGAGGCGGCGGGCGGTCAGCCTAACGAGGCTGAGCAACTGCTCTTCAATGTGTCCCTGCTGCTGCACTCCTACTGCACCAACAACGATGAGAGCCGGGGGGAGCAGCTTTTGACCATTGCGCTGGCGTGGGCCGGTAACGCTAAGGGAACCTTTGTTGCCCATAAGTCCACCGGCATTGACTACTACGTCACCTACAGCGAAATCACGTCACTGGGCATGAAGCACGCCGACCCACAGGTCGCCATGACCCGCTTTCGTGGCATGGTGACGTGGACCGTGGCGGGACGGGCACTAGCTACTCCGTAGTCCACAGGTGGTCTGAGCGGACGCATAGCCTATTGCCGCAGTGCTGCCCGACCCGACCTAGCGGAGTATCCCCATAGTTCAATTGCCACGCGACACGATGGGCGTACAGCTTCCTGCCCTTGTAGCCAATGGTCCCGAAGCCGCTTTTATGTACGGCCCCCGTCCATTGGTGGCAGTTGCCCAGCGCGGGAGTCGCCAGTGGGCCTGCCGTCTGGACGCGATCCCAAAACCGCTGCTCCAGGGATGCCCACTTGCCGACCATCTCAACTGGCCCAGGACCGCCGTACCGCAGCAGCCTCGCGTAGTGCATGACGCACCAGCGGCGACGTGAGGCTGTCCGGTTGCAACCCGGCAATCGGCAGTAGTTTTCCAAGTCAATACCCTCGTAGTCGCAGTTTCTCCTCAAGGGTATCCCCTGTTGGCGTGTCGGCCAGGTACATTCTGAATTGAAATGGGACGCTGAACTTGTTCGTCCCGATAGGAGGCAATGCCCATGACAAGTCCCACTGCTCCGGTGATCGTTTCCGAGGTCAATGAGATTGTTGCACCCAGCCCAAAGGTTACCGGTGGCGTCCGTGTCGCCCCTTTGGGAACACCCCTGCCACTCGACGCGGTGACCCCGCTCGATGACGCATTCATTAGCCTCGGTCGCGTTGCCGATGACGGCATCGACAAGACCGAGGATCGTCCCAAGTCCGACAAGTTCGACTGGGGCGGCTCGCTGATCGCCACTCTGCAGGATCACTTCATGCTGACGCTGAAGTTCCGCCTCCTGCAGCTCGTCAATGCCGACGTGCAGCGCGCTGTTCACGGCACCGAGAACGTCGAGGTCATCGAAGCCACCGCCAGCACCGGCACCCAGATCAGCAGCAAGATCAACGCAAAGCTGCTGGACCAGGGCATCTACGTCATCGACGCCTACTACATGAAGATGTCGGGCCGGTTGGTTCTCCCCATCGCCCGCCCCGTCATGGTTGGCCCACTCAAGTGGGTCCACAAGGACCTCGCAACCTACGAGTTGACGGTCCAGGCGTTCCCCGACAACGAGAACAACACCGCCTACGAGTACTGGGATGATGGGGTGACCCTCTAACCATGACCGCATCCGTCAAGCGCAAGGCACCGCGCAAGGCAGCCAACGGGAGTGCCGTGACCAACGGCACTCCCCAGGCTGCCCTGCGTGAGCCGGAAGAGTTCGTCTCAACCCCCAAGGCCGAAGACGAGCAAGCCCCTGCTGTCGAATCTCCGTATGGCGACAAGCAGACCTACACCTTTACGCCAATCGGTAGCGACATTCCGATTGTCTTCCCCCACATTTCCACGGTGGAAGCAGACGCTCACTTCTTCTGGAAGATTTACCAGATGAACGAGATGTTCCAGGCGTTTGAGTGGATGAACAAGGCCGGTGTGCCCATGTTCATCCAGGAACGGGTCATGCTGTTGCCGGACGCTGAGAAGCAGCGATTCTTTGCCGGTTGGTTCTCCGCCGTTGTTACGCCTCAGGGGGTGGCACCGCCGGGGGAATCCTGATGCTGGCGCGGGTCGTTGGCCAGTTCTGGCACGCCCTAGTACGGGATGTAATGTCCATGGGCTACCGCGCTAGCGACCTGTTTACAGAACTCAGCATTGCGGAGGTTCTCAGTATTATTCTCGGCGCGGGACCCAGCTCGTCCGTCCAGTATTGTCTGGACGGCGGCTGGTCCCGCGAAGCTCATCTTCTGGCTAACCTGCAAGAGTCAAATTCTGGACTGGCGACACTACAACAGCCCTACTCACGCCCTGGACTCGACGTTCGACCCGAAGCTCCTGACCATGGCCGCGACATTTTGCACGGTCAGTCAATGACCTGGGAAGAGATGGACGAGATGGACACCCGCCGCGCAGCCGCCGCAGCTAGCGGCAAGGCGGGCAAGTCGAGAGCGACGACCTGGTGACCGGCGCAATTACTTCAATTGCGCGGTTAGGCGTTTCGCTTATCCCCGACCTCGCAGCTTTTGCTGGCGTAGGCCAGCAGGCAGCAGACGCGGGCAAAAAGTTTGGCGATGCCTGGAACAAGGCATTCCTGGATGAGCAGAAGAAGGGCTCTGCGAACTGGCTGCAAGCCTTCACCAAGGACATGCAGGACGCCCGGATGGTGGCGGCGCGGGGCGGTCAGCTAGCCTCTGAGACATTCCTGGGTGGCCTACAGGGCATTAAGGCGGGTAATCCGCAGCAGATATTCAACACCATGACCAACGCCGTCCAGGGCGTTACCGCCGCCTTCGGCGGCGCTGGTCAGGCCGTCGCGGGTCTAATTCCTCAGATTGGACCCGCGCTGGGGGCTGCCATTGGCATCGGTACGGATGCACTACAACTTTTTATCGACACTGGCGGCGGCTATCTCACGATGCTGACCGAGATTGGCGATAAGTACCTAACGGCGTCCAGAACGCTGGCGGGGTCATTGATTGACGAAAAAGACATAGACGCCACCCTGTCTTCAATCCGAGAAATCATGGCGTCCGGTGCCGTTGACCACTTTGCCGACGTTGAGAACTCAATTGGTAGGTTCTCCCGCGCCCTGAACCTGTCGGGTGAAGACCTGACCGACTTCACTCAGATGTACGCCGCCGCCGTTGAGTTGCTGGGCAATTTTGACCCGACCAACACCGCTGGCATCATGCGCGCCTTCGACGTCAATCCGGACGAGATGGCTACAAAGCTACAGCAGCTTACGAACATCGTCCGCGACACTGGCGGCGAGATGGGCCGGATTCAGGATCAGATGATCCGGTCGGGGCCAGCGTTTAGGGAGCTTGGTTACGGCATCTCTGAAACGGCCTTCTTCTTCGGCAAGCAAATCGAAGAGGGCGAGCGCGGCACCAAGCTGGTGTACGGCATTAACCAGATGGTGGACAAGCTCAACCAGGGCGTGCAGGCGGGGACCTTTAAGGACCTGAAAACCGGCTGGCAAGACATGATTCGGATCGTCAAGGAACTTGACGCAGCCGGTCAGAAGTCCACCGCGCTTGACATTCTTGGCCAGTACACCACGCCTACCAACGCGACCCTGTGGATTGAGGAAATTCGCAAGGGCATCCTGCTAACGCCAGAGGCCATGTCCAAGGCGGTGCAGAGCTACGACCAGGATATTGCCAAGACTGCGGCGAAGACCACTGACCTGGCTGGCGTTTTTGAGAACATCTCGCAGACCTTTGAGGCTGCGCTTATGCCCATCGGCATGACGCTTGCCGGTGGGCTAGTTGGAGCTGGAAACCAGGTGGTTGCCTGGATGTCAGAAAACCAGGCGCTTATTGCCAACTGGGGTGCTGAGGTAGCCAACTGGTTCCTGGGTGGCGCAGGGGCCATAGCCGGTGCCCTTGGCGGGATCATGACTAGCCTGTCTGGGGTTATCGACCAGGCCAAATGGCTGATAGTCGAGTCCATCCAGGTCGTCATGAATGCCGTGCGCCTGCCCCTGGACGCACTGGCTGAGATCACTCCCGACTTTTTGGGTGGTGACGCCATACGCGGAATCTCGGATGCCCTTAATCAAGTGGACAAGGGTCTGCAAGGTATTCAGGACTCCAACTGGTCTGACGGTTTCGCCAAGGCGGGTGGCTTTCTCACCGACGCCAAGAAGCAAGTCCCGGAATTGCAAGAGACTCTACGCAAGGCCAGTACCGACTTTGCCTCATCCTTGGATATCACCAGCGCGCTTAAGGCTGAAATAGACACCACCAGGGATGGACTGGAAGACGTATTCAAGGGGCTGACCAAGGGGGCAACCGCTAACGCGCCGATGCTGCAATTGGTGTCGGATGATCCGCAGGTGTGGGCGACCGCCAAGGCCAGGATGCAGGCGCTTGGCCTGACCATGACAATCACTGCTGACGGGGTGGTCACCGCCGTCACCGCCGCTAACGAAAAGGCCCAGGAGAGCTGGCAGGTCTGGTACGAGGGGGAGAGCAAGAAGAAGCTCAAGGTGGAGGTTCAAGCCACCAAGGACGGCAACCCGATCAGTGACTCCAATCCGCTGATTCCACCGACAACGACGACTGTTGAAGTTCTGCCAGGGGCCGCCGCATCAGCAGCGCCAGGGGCGACACCAGGGGTGGCAGCCGCACCCACTCCGACTGGCGGAAAGGTTTACACCACCCCCAGCGGTGCGACCGCAGTCCCTCCCTCCGCGCCAGCCGCGCCAGCCGCAGCACCGGCTGCCCCAACGCCTATGAAAAACCCGACTCCGTACCTCCCCGGTACTGAGCCGGGAGCAACTCCGTCCAGTGCCACCCCCGCCGCCGATGCCGCTTCGGCTACCCCACCCGCGCCCGCCACTCCCGCTGCGCCTGCGCTTCCTCCTGTCGCGCCTGAACTCGCTCCCGCCACCCCTGCTCCCGCCGCTGCCCCCCTTGCGGCAGAATCTGGTTACGGCGCTGACAAGCCCGCTGGGAGTCCCGGCGTGTACCCCAGCGTTGCGACCGTGCCCTTTAACGAATACTCAGCACCGTCACCAAATTCGCACCCCCGCACAGAGACTTACAACAAGGACTACACCCAGCTCCTTAACAGGACCGCAGCGCCCGAGAAGCCTTCGTTAATCGTCATCCACAGCTCAGAAGGCAACCAGGGCGCAGCGGATCAGGCCGCGTCAATGGAGTCGAGTGGCAAGTCCTACCACTTCATTGTTGACAAGGATGGGAAGACCGTCCTTGACGTTGTTGATACGTCCCAGGCCGCAAAGAGCGTCTACGACCCCGGTAACAACAAGTCCATCAACATCGGCATGGCCGGGACGTTTGCCGATGATTGGGGTAAGTCGGACTGGCTAGCGCGTTCCGACCAGCTAAAGACCACCGCCGCCATCGCTGTCCGAGAGGCAGTCAAGGCGGGTATCCCTGCCAGCATTATCCAAAGCCAATCCGGCGGCAGCGGCATCGTCGGTCACGACTGGGTTGCGGAAAACATTGGTGTCCCAACGGGCGGGGAGCCGCATCACGACCCAGGTGACAACTTCCCGTGGGCTGAGTTCAGCCAGTTTGTTCAGGATGCCGCTGTCACGGTAACCGGAGTCGCTAGCTCGCGATCTACCATTCCGGTCGCGCCTGCGCCACCCGTTCCCCCGATTGTGCCTACCGCGCCAACTGCCGCGCCGGTCGCTCCGGTTATGGTGCCAGGGCTTACGCCCTACATACCGACGTTGGCCCCCGGTGCTGCCGCTTCTGCATTACCCGCCTTTACGCCGTCCAGGCCACCCAGCGCGACAAATCCTCTCCCCGTCGCCGTAGTTGCCCCCAAGCCAACCGCCGTCGCGCCCTTCGTCACTCCCGGTGTCCCCTATACGGTGCCCAGTGCTGGCCCCAGTGCCGGGTTTCAGACTCCAGGGGTGCCCTACATCCCGCAGCTCTCTGGCGCACCTGGGGTGACTCCTCCGCCCGCCGCCGCTGCAACGCCACCATCTTCAACCGGCACATGGAACTCTGCTGCTAACGGCTGGTTGTGGTGGCAGAACGCGCGTGGAGATACATTCTGGGTAGCGCCAGGTGCCTCTCGTCCTACCGTCCCCACGGACGCCGGGGTAATGAACGCGGCCACCAATGGCTACTGGTCCTCCATGCCAGATGCCGATGGTAAGTCCGTCATGGTCTTCCGGCCAAAGGCGACGGCACCCGCAACCCCTCCCGCACTGGTGCCACCGTCTGCGCCCCCTGCGCCGGAAGCGCCACCGGGCAAGTCAGGGGTCGATCCCCAGGGGGCTGCCTCACCTGCTGCCAACCAGGAAGTTACCCCGTATAAGCCATCTGGCCTGACGAACCCCTATACCGGGCAGCCTGGAGCATCCCAACCGCCGAAGCCGCCTCAAGCGTCTCGCTCAAGCGGTGGGAAGCTAAAAAGTTATCTGGAAATTGTCGCTGACAACGCGGTTGATGCCACCAAGGACATGCTTGAAGAAGGCAATAACCGTGCCGCTAAAGTCTGGGAATGGGCTGGTGACGCTTGGGACTGGACTTCCAACTTCCTGCGGTACGGAAACCAGGAAAACCGCAAGGCTGACGGCGGTGTAATTAAGAGGTCCGTTGGCGGCGCGGTCTTTGGGGCCGGTACTGCCACAAGTGACTCCATCCCGGCATGGCTGTCCAATGGTGAGTTCGTCCAGAAGACCGCCGCCGTTGAGCATTACGGCCTCGACTTCATGCACGCCATTAACGAAAAGCGCCTGCCCAAGTTTAATACTGGCGGAGAGGTTGCTGAGGCCCCGCGAGGTAGTGGGCGGCGTGATCTTGATTCTGCCGTTAGCTACCTGCGGTCAGTGGACGGCACACCGTATAAATTGGGCGGCCTTGACTGCACTCAGCTAGTTGAGGAAGCGGTTACACGGTATCGCGGCTTACCGGCCCCTGGCGACCTGTGGACCGGCAACCAGGGTGAGTGGCTTGCCCAGATGGGCTTTAATCCCGGTCTGGGCGGTGCATTCAAGGTCGGCTGGGGCGGCAAAGACGTTAACACGCCAGCGGGTGGACACACCGCCATGACGCTCCCCAATGGCGTCAATGCGGAATCGGCTGGCGGGTCGGTTAAGCAGGTTAGGTATGGTCGCGGAGCTAGGGGCGCAACCGACCCAATGTTTAGTAGCCATGCCTCTTTCGCTAACGGCGGTCTTGCCACCCACATGCCCAGCGTTGGCGACGAGGGCAGCGGCAAGGCCCAGGAACCGCACAAGGACATACCTGGGATTTACCACGGCGAAGATCACCCCTCTTATTCGGAACCCGGTGGTGTTGGCAATGAGGACTGGGACAGTTGGGAACCCAGCCCCGACTGGCCGGGATTCGCTAACGGTGGCTACGCCACCCACATGCCCAGCGTTGGCGACGAGGGTGGCACCACACCGGGCTGGCAAAACCAGAAAAAGAATTACGACCTGTGGATCGCTAGCGAGAAAGACCGCTACCTGGGAGGCGCGGGGAGGTTCGCTAACGGTGGCTACGCCACCCA